CTGCAAGTTCGCCTGGTACAAACAACCTTCGATGGGTGGCTCTACTACGTCTCAGGCCAGCAGCAGGCACCGGAGCAAGTACTCGATCGCCTGTGCATCATTGCGTTAGACGATGGCCGGCTGCTGCAAGGCATTGTTCGCCGTGGTTATAAGCGCGAGCTTTATAATGTGGTCCTCTCGCCTGACGGCGAGGCCGTCATGGAAAACATGAAGATTGCCTGGGCAGCGTGCGTGCTATGGATTCAGCCGCTATAGGAAAAACCTATCAACTCCCCTGACTTCATTAAAATTTATTCGATGGAAGTTCTCTCTTTTTTTTGGGGTTCACTGTTGAGATTATCTCAACGGTGTGATCTAATCTCTTTACTGGCTCCGCGCCAGCAACTGAAACAATCTGGAGAACTGAACATGGACAACAACAAACTGTTACCCGCAGCCAACTGGCAAACACCGGTACGCGGCAGCAACGACGCCGAATACCAGATCTACCTGGACTGCGCTAACGACGGCAAAGGTGGCGACATCACCCGTGGCGGCGCACCGCTCAAGACGTATGACCAGTGGCTGGCAAGCTAATCAACTAAGGAAAACTGAACATGACTATCGCACTCGCAAACACCAACACCGCAACCATCGACATGCTGGTCGAAGATCTGATCGCCGCCAAGCGCGTCGAGTCCGAGGCCAACAAGCGCCGCATCGCCATCGAGGAGCAAATCATCAAGATGGTCGGTGCCAAAGAGGAAGGCGCTACCACCACCGAGCTGGCCAACGGTCTGAAAGTCACCATCACCGGCAAGCTGTCCTACAGCGCCGACATGGCAGCACTGCAAGAACTTTGCGCCAAAGTGCCAGAAGAGTTTCGCCCGATCAAAGTCAAAACCGAACTTGACTCCACCGGCTGCAAATTCCTGCGCGCCAATGAGCCTGTCATTTGGGCCAAGTTGTCCAAGGCCATCACAATGAAGCCCGCCAAAACCAGCGTCGAGGTCAAAGCATGAACGACTTCGACGTTGACGACCTGGTGACCATCTGCTGCCTGCTCATGGCGCTGTTTGTTTTTTTCTTTGTACCCTTTTGAAAGCCAGCTATGTCATTTAACTTAAACTCAATCAAACGCAGCACAGGCATCAAGGCCCCACGCGTGATGATCTACGGACCGCACGGCCTGGGCAAAACCACCTTTGGTGCTGGCGCACCGGACCCGATCTTCATCCTGACTGAGGATGGCCTGGGTCGTCTCGAGGTCGATCACTTCCCCGTCGCGCAGTCTTTTGATGACGTACTTGTTGCGATTGGCGCATTGTATGAGGATGATCACAATTTCGGCACCGTCGTCATCGACTCGCTCGACTGGCTCGACAACCTGATCTGGAAGGACATCCACAGCAAGCACGACGACAAGGCCCTGGCTTACGGCAAGGGCGCTGTCATCGCAGCCGACTACTGGCGCACCGTGCTTGACGGCCTGGCCGCCCTGCGTGACGACAAGGGCATGGCCTGCGTACTGATCGCGCACACCGAGATCAAGCGGTTCGACTCACCCGAGACAGAGCCCTATGACCGCTACCGCCCAAAGCTGCAAGAGCGGTCCAGCGCGCTGATCCAGGAATGGTGCGACGCCGTGCTTTTCTGCAACTACCGCGTGATCACCAAGGAAACCGAGGTCGGCTTCAACAAAGAAGTGCGCCGCGGTGTCACCACGGGTGAGCGCCTGATCTACACCACCGAAAAGCCAGCCTACCTGGCAAAGAACCGCTACGCGTTACCCGATTCCCTGCCTCTGAGCTGGGATGCTTTTGCAACTGCCATCGCCTAACTGAAAGGAAACTTAATCATGGCTTCAATTACCTTCGACGCAAACAACGTAGAAACCGCTGACTCTTTTGATGTCCTGCCGCAAGGCAAATATCTGGCGATGGCTGTGGCCAGCCAAATCAAGCCGACCAAAGCTGGCACGGGCGACTACCTCGAGATCACGTTCGAGATCATCGACGGAAAAGGCAAGGGCCGCAAAGTTTGGGAGCGCCTGAACATTCGTAACGTGAACAAGAAAGCGGAAGAGATCAGCCAGCGCCAGCTTGCCGCACTGTGCCGCAGCGTGGGTGTACTGAACCTGCAAGACACCGACCAGCTTCACAACATTCCAGTAGTGCTCGACATTGAAATTGAAAAGCGCGAAGGCTATGACGACCAAAACCGCGTCAAGGGCTACAGCGCAAGCGGCAGCACCGCGCCTGTCGCATCGACTCCAGCCTTGCGTGCCAGCACCCCTGCCCCGGCAGCCGCACCCGTTGCTGCAAATGGTGGCGGCAACAGCACACCGGTTTGGAAAAAGAAAACCGCAGCAGCCTAAGACTTACGGGGGAAAGCGGATGCTGGCGTGCCGCCCTGCGTGAAGCGGACGCAATGCAGCCAGACGCAGCGAGTACCCCACCTTTAACTGGAGACGAACATGAAAACAATACTGATCTTGCTCACCCTAACGCTGGCTGCGTGCTCAACGCCAGCACCGGCCCCGGCTGCACTGAAGCCACCGACCCAGGTTGAGGTTGACCTGGTGACCGACAAACAGATCCAGGTCATGACGCGCAGCGAAGTCATCACCGCGATCAACGAATGCGAAGTGAACGGCACCCGCGCTGTCGTGATCAATAGCCGCCGCAAGATCAACGGCTACAGCACCGAGGTTGTAGTCGATGTTACCTGCGCACCTAAGTACAAGTTCTGATCATGAAGCTACCCGAACCCGTCCACACCCACACCACGGCTGCCGCGATCGTCCAGTGGTATGAAAAGAAAACCGAAGCGCCACGCCCGCACCTGGGTGCCAGCGAGATCGGAAGACCTTGCGATCGCGCGCTCTGGTACAGCTTCCGCTGGGTGACCAGAAAGCAATTCCCTGGTCGCATCAAGCGCCTGTTTGACACCGGCTTCCGCGAAGAGGTGCGCTTCCTCGAGGAGCTGCGCGGCATCGGCGCAGAAGTGTATGACCGTGACCCAGACACCAAGCTACAGCACCGCTTTTCTGCGATCGGCGGCCACTTTGGCGGGAGCTGTGACGCCATTGGTCGCGGCCTGCCGGAAGCGCCCAAGAGCTGGGCCATCATCGAATTCAAAACCCACGGTGCCAAAAGCTTTGCCGACCTGGTGAAGAAAGGCGTTGAGGAGGCCAAGCCCGAGCACTACGCACAGATGCAGGTCTACATGGGCCTGGCCGAGCTGGACCGTGCGCTGTACCTGGCAGTCAACAAAGACACCGACGAGCTGCACAGCGAATGGATTCACTTCGACAAGAATGCATTCACTGCATTGCTTGAGCGCGCCGAGAAAATCATCGGTGCTGATGAGCCCCTGCCTGGGATCAGCACTGACCCAGCCTGGTATCAGTGCAAGTTCTGCGACCACGCTGCGACCTGCCACGGCGAGATCTCCGCGGCCAAGAGCTGCCGCACCTGTGTGCATGCTTCACCCATCGACGGCGGCTGGCACTGCGAAGCGCAGCTCCGCGACCTGTCGGCTGAAGAGCAGCGCCTGGGCTGCCGATCGCACCTGATGCTGCCGCCCCTGGTGCCCTACGCCGAGGCCATCGATGCCGGCGAGGGATTCATCAAGTACCAGCACAAAGACACCGGGCTGATCTTTGCCAACTGCACCGAGGACGCTGACCGCGGCGAGGAGAACATGGGCACGGACATCGTGGCCTGCTTCACTAGCGCCGAGCTGGCAGTAGCGATTCGCAAAGTCGTTGCCGACAGGGAGTTTGCTGAATTCAAGAATGAATTTCCTGATAGTCGATTGACTAGCAGCCGTGCCATTGAAGACGCAGATGTCCCCTTTTGAAAGTAAAACATGAACGCTAAAAAAGCCAAGGCGCTGCGCAAAATGATCCAGGCCGTGCATGGCCACCGGCCAGAGCATGCCTACAAAGAGATGACGATGGGCTTTGCTCAGGGCATGGTGACGGTGGCTGCCGACACTCAGCGTGGCCAATATGTGGCCATGAAGAAGCTGGTGAAGGAACAGTACAAATGATGACCGTCGATCAACTGGCCGACCTGCTGCTTGATCGTGCGCGGGATGAACACGACATCGAGGCAGCCAGGCTACTGCGGAAGTTCAAGCGCAGCCACGATGTGGCGCGTGAGGTTGTCATGGCCAACACGCACCAGGGCAGCAAAGCAGCGTATGCCGAACTGGTGGACCTGATGAAGGGCAAAGACAATGACTGAGCTGCCGCACGCCACAACGGATCAGCTCTACTTCCGCGACCCAGAGATCGAGCCGCCGCCCAGGGCGACAAGCATGCTTCTGTTGAATCCTGGTGGTGTGCTCATCGTCGGGACCTGGACAGATGACTGCCTGGCCTGGTGCCCCAAGCCCAAGATCCCGCAGGCATTGAAGGACAAGATCAACAAGCATTCACTGTGGCACAAGCGGCCCAACGCCGAGAAAGAAAATGAACAATGAGCGACACAATCGATGCGGTACTGGCAGAACGCGGCAAGCGGTACGGCACCTTCAAGAACCACGCGCAGCTCTCGCAACTGCTCAAGGGCGTGATGCAATCACGGCCAAGCTACCAGAGCCTGCGTGCTGATCAGCGTGAGGCACTCGAGATGATTGCGCACAAGATTGCACGCATCCTCAACGGTGACCCGAACTACGCTGACAACTGGGTGGACATTGCCGGCTACGCCAAGCTGGTAGCCGATCGACTACAAGGAACTGAGAACTGAAATGAAACTGCGCTACTACCAAACTGATGCCATCCAATCGATCTATGACTGGTTCGCCGCCGGCAAAGATGCACCGCTGATCGTCACGCCTACGGGCAGTGGCAAGTCGGTCATCCTTGGCGGCTTCATCAAGCGAGCCATTCACGATCACCCGGACACGCACATCCTGGTGGTGACGCATGTCAAGGAGCTGGTCGAGCAGGACGCCAAAGCAATCCGCGCCATCTGCCCGCACGCGTCGGTCGGCATCTACTCTGCCGGCCTGGGAAAGAAGCAGCTCAAGCAGATCACTGTCGCCAGCATCCAGTCGATCTACCGGACCAAAACCTTCTATGGCCGGTTCGATCTGATCATCGTAGACGAAGCGCACCTGATCCCGCACGGCGACAGCGGCATGTACCGCAAGCTGCTCGAGGAAAGCGTCAAGGCCAACGCGGATGTGAAGCTGATCGGCCTGACCGCCACACCCTATCGCCTGGATTCAGGCGTGCTGCATGAGGGCGAGGGCGCGATGTTTGACGGCATCAGCTATGAGGCCAACGTCGCCGACCTGATTGACCAGGGTTATCTGTGCCGGCTGACCGCCAAACACGGCGCTGATGTAGACCTGCAAGGCGTGCGCACCCTGGGTGGTGAGTACAACCTGGGCCAACTGGGTGAGCGCATGTCGGCGCTCGAGCTGGTCGAGCACCACGCGGATCTGATCATCGAACGCTGCGCGGCGCGCAACTGCTGGCTGATCTTCTGCGTCACGGTCAAGCATGCAGCGCAGATCACATCAGCCCTGCGCGATCGCGGCATCACCGCGGAGTATGTTGCCGGTGACATGGGAGACGATGAGCGCGACGGCAAGATCGCCGCATTCAAAGCAGGCCAGGTGCGCGCCCTGGTGAACTGCAACATCCTGACCACCGGCTTTGATCACCCGCCGCTGGATGCGATCGTGATGCTTCGCCCTACGCTCTCGCCTGGTCTGTATGTCCAGATGGTGGGCCGCGGCTTGCGGCTGCATGACAGCAAGACCGACTGCCTGGTCCTGGATTTTGGGGGCAACGTGCGCCGGCATGGATTCATCGACGCAGTTGAGCCGCCGCGCAAGGGTAAAAAAGGCCCCGCGCAATCGGCCCCGGTTAAGGAGTGCCCGCGCTGCAATGCGCTGGTTCCTATTATGAAGCATGTCTGCGATTGTGGGTTTGAGTTTCCGATCGCCGAGCGCGAAAACGAAACGGTCGCGCATGTCGGTGCCATCATTTCTACAGAGGTTGCACCCATCGAGATGAAGGTAGACCGAGTCCGGTATGCCAGGCACATGGGTAAGTCGGGCGTGCCCACCCTGCGCGTGGATTACATCTGCGGGCTGCGTATCATCAGCGAGTATGTGTGCATCGAACACAGCGGATACGCCAGAACTAAGGCGGTCAACTGGTTTGGATCACGCTCAAGTAATCATTTCGATCCTGCGCCTGCAAGCGTAGATGATGCGCTGTCGCGTACGCATGAGCTGTCTGAACCAGATCAAATTATTGTGTCCTTCGCTACGAAGTTCCCAGAGATTAAGCGGCATGTGTTTAGTGTTGAGAAAAACGCAGCGTAATGCGCTGCTGATAATAACGGAGATCCTGCAATGCACCTGATCAAACTTGTTTTCTTTACCTGGCTGGCCATTCTGGCCGGCATGACCTGGCTCACCGACAACATGATGGCCGGTGAAATATCCAAAGCCGTGTTGTGCATCGTGGCTTTCCTGGGCGGCACTGCCGGCGCATGCATAACGATCAGCCACGCGCTGCAAGACGAATGAGCTGGGCCATGGATGACAAAAAGCTTCGCGACATGGAAGGCAGGCCGCTGCGCTACATCGACACTGGCAAGGTCAAGATCGGTATCTATCACCAGCGCAAGATGGAACCCGACATGTCGAGTGACATGGAGCATGTCCAGCGGGTAATGCTACCCAAGCCAATCGCACCGCTGCATTCGTGGCCATCGCTGCGCGAAATCATTCGATTCTGGATTTGCTAATGGGACAGCCACCAACAACCAGGCTGGCTGTCTTTGAGGTGCTGACAGAGCACGGCCCCCTGCACACCGCCGCGATCGCAGAGATTCTTGGCATGGACCAGCGCACCGTGGCCAGTTCAGTGCGCATCGCACATCAACGCCGGCTGCTACACATCAGCGGATGGAAACGCAGCTTGGGAACGAAGGGCCGCTGGGGTGCGATCTATTCGCTGGGCCAGGGCCAGGACCGCAAACCGCCGCAGGTTGATCCGCACAAGCAGGCGAACGAACGCTACCGGGAAAAGTACCGCGAGGTCCTGCGCCGCCGCACCAATGCCCGACGGGGCAAACCCGTCGATCCATGGATCGCACTTCTGGGAGGACTATGAAATCCATCACGCACGCATTGATCTACATCTACATGGCAATCGTCGCCTGTCTGTCGTTGTACTTCGCCACTCAGGTGAGCAACGCGCCCACGCGCCTGCCTTGCCAGGTCGCAGAGATCAGCCCCGATTTTTCAACAGAGCAGCGCGAAGCCTGCCGCCACATGAGGAGACACAAGCTATGACCACCTACACCGCAGAGACAATCCAAACAATGAAAGCCAACGCGGAGCGCATTGCCAGGAAGACCTGGCAAGGCGAGGTTGCCGGCCCGCGCAGCTTCACCAAGCCTGGCACCTACACCGGGGAAGAGATGCGCAGGCAGTGGCGCAAAACCATGTGGGACGATGTGCCCAGTTTGATGGCAGACAAAAGGCACCATCGTGTTTCTAAGTAAAGAAGATCTTCGCACGCTGACGGGCTACGTCCGTGCGGCTGATCAGATCCGCTGGCTGGAGAGTCAGAAGCTGCCTCATTTTGTCAACAAGGGCGGCACTCCGATTGTCTTGCGGTCAGCGATCGAGGTTATGCTTGCGCCTGTAGGGAAAGAACCAACGGTTGCAACCGAACCGAACTGGGCAGCATTGGGGATCTAATGGTCGGACGCAGAAAAAAACAATACGATCTGCCGCCACGCATGTATCAAAAGCATGGCAGCTTTTACTATGTCAGCCGGGATAATGTCTGGATCAACCTGGGCAAAGAGCTGGCTATTGCCAAACGCAAGTGGGCAGAGCTGTCAGGCGAGACGCCAGCCGGTGGCATGGGCGCGCTGATGGACCGGTATCTGGCAGAAGTCGCGCCAAAGAAATCACCGCGCAGCTTCAAAGACAACAAGCTCGAAGCTGAAAACCTGCGCAAAGTGTTTGGTCAGATGGAGCCACGCGACATCAAGCCCATGCATGTGGCCAAGTACCTGGATGCCCGCGGCCAGGCTGCCCCGGTGCGCGCTAACCGCGAGAAGGCGCTGCTGTCGCACATGTTCACCATGGCCATGCGCTGGGGCGTGGTGGATGCCAATCCTTGCCGAGGTGTCCACCGCAATACCGAAGTCAAGCGCGACCGCTACATCACCGACGCAGAGTTTGCCGGCGTATGGAAGGAAGCCAACTTGACCATCCGCTGCTTGATGGATCTGGCCTACCTGACCGCACAGCGCATCGGTGACCTGATCGAGCTGCGCCGCGCTGACGTGACTGACGCCGGGATCTATTTCGAGCAGAACAAAACCGGCAAGAAGCTGCTGGTTCAGATGACACCGGAGCTGCGCGCTGTGATCGACCGCACCAGGCGCATCCACCCTACAGTCAAAGGCATGCTTCTGTTCACGACCCGCGACGGCAAGCCGTACAGCTACGACGGCATCAGCTCAATGTTCAAACGGTCGGTCAAGAAAGCCAAGGTCGAAGACTTCCACTTCCACGACATCCGCGCCAAGGCGCTGACCGACGCCAGCCGTGCCGGCCAGAACGCGCAAAGCCTGGCAGGCCACGCCACTGAGGCCATGACCGCCCACTACATCAAGCGCCGCGAGGTAGAATCTGTCGCGCCATTGGGCAACCTTGTGAACCGAAAGGCTGTCTAAGATCAACTCTTTAGACCACGGTAAATCAAGGGTTTACAGGCATCATCTGTTAGACAAGTTGCTGGTTTTGAGCGGCAAATAATCGAGCAGATTCAGAGACTTACATTGATCTGATGACGCTCACTGTTAATCCGCAGGTCCCTGGTTCGAGTCCAGGTCGGGGAGCCAAAAGAATCAAGCACTTACGACAAAGCCCCCCGCTTCAAAGTGCGTCATCTTAGACAGTTGTCTAAGATCAGTTAGAAAAAAACCCCGGCACTCAGGCCGGGGCAAACCCACGGTGGCGTTTTCCGGTCGGGGGAAGGAGTGTCCCGCGCCAGCGTGGGACGGGTTAAGACAAGTACAAAGCGCGCTCGTCCTTGCGTCGCTTGACCAGGCCAGGCAACACTTTGCCGGCAGCTTTGGTCCACTTCAGAAACTCATCAGCAGCACCCTGGTAGTCGCCGCGGTTGGTGCGCATGCGGATTCCGCTGCGCTGTAGATTGCCCAGACCGACGTTGAATGCGAAGCTCACCAGAGCATCGAACACGCCTTGACGACCAGCAGCGCCAGGGCACATTCGCAATACACCGCGCTCAAACCGGTCAAGGTCTGCTTTAAGAACTGCATCGACTTCCTCCATGGTGAGCGTGCGGTTCCAGTCGGCAGGGCAATCGAGCCCCAGCCGGTCGTCGAACTTCACGTTGCAGTGGGTCGGCACAATCACATGCCCCACGCCCACCGTCCACAAGCGCGCCGGACAGCGGTACGGCTTGCGCCGCACGCCTTCGTGGTGCTTGATCATCTCGATCGCTTTGTCGCTGATCTTCATTTGCCAAAGGCGCGACCGCCAAAGTGGAAGGCAATGATGCTGGCGAACAGCGCCTGCGTTTCGTTGTCCCAGAGCTGATCAGCCAGCTCCTGGAACGCCACCCCGCCGGTCATTCCTTGGTAGGCCAGCACGCCGTCGATCGCGCACAGCAGGAAGAAGAAACCGTAAGTGATGACCGGGCGCACCGATGCGCGCAGGTTCTTCATCCACTGGCTGGTACCTTCATTCAGACTCATGTCGTGCGTGTAGATCGCCTGCATCTCTGACTGCTGCGCGGCGATCAGGCTCTGCTGTGTGTCGGCGGCAGACTGCGTGCGGATCTCATCGAGCTTGATCTCCTCCACCCTGGCCTGCGCAGCAAACCCGGCAGCAGCCAGTTGCAGCTCGCGCTCGGTCTGCATCGATGCGAGCTTCAGCTCATGCGATTTGTCGGACTTATCCTGGAAGAAGTCTAGGATCTTGGGCAAGCCGCCCATCAAAAACGACACCAGCGTAGAAAAGATTGTGAGCATTACAGTTTTCCCCCTTGTTGAAACATCCACCAGATGGCGTAAGCAAAAGCGCACACTATTGCGGCAATCACAACAGCAGCGGCAAAACCTTGGATCGCTTCGATGCGCTGACGCCGATCCCTCCGAATGGCCATGAGCTTGCGTTTTTCTTCCAGCAGACGCTCAGTCTGTGCACGCCGGATGGCCTCTTCTTCCTCGCGCTCTTCGTTCACGATCGCATCGCGCCTGGCGCACAGCTCGGCGTACAAGCCGCTCTCGTTGCATTGATAAATGAGGTAGGTCTTTAGCTCCTCCTCCTGAGCACGCAGCTCGCGCTCGTACTGCATCGCTTCCAGGGCGCGCACGGTGGCGCTCTTGCGCACAGCGGGCTCTGCCGGTGACCCGTCTTCAGTAACCGGCGGTGGTTCAGTCTTAGCTTTCTTCGCTTCGTTGATGTGTTTTTGCACTTCACCGTGCGCGCTAAACACTTTGACCAGCGAGCCAAACGATTCTTTGGCATCCATCCCAGCGGCAGCGCACTCGCGGAATTCGTCCATGGCTTCCTTGGCCATGTCGAATGCAGACTTCAGTGCCTTCGCGCCACCGATCACGGCACCAATGGTGATCGGGTCAATCATGTCAATGACCCTTCAGGACAAGCGCCAACAGAAGCATGATGATTGCTCCTGCGCTGGCGACCAGGATTCCCTCAAGGCGCTTTAATCGCGCCCAGATGCCGGCATACCGTTCGGCGCACACTGCCTCATGCGTGCTTAGTTTGGCTTCCAAGTCATCCACCCCTCTACCCTTTCACAACACGTTAAGCACCAAAAAGTTTTTTTACTTCTGAAAAGTTTTTTACCCACCGCGACTGGTCCATTAGTTCAGAAAGCTGCAGCCGATCCTTGGGCTGCGCATCTCTGCAAACCATGTCAGGCTGATCCTTCGGGACCAGGACGTACTGCGCTATCGGTGTGCCGGCCCGGATCAACGTCTTGCCATTCATCACATGCCACAGCAGCTGCACGTTCATGCTGGCTGGCCCAGCCTCGCGGAAGAAGTATCCAGCCACTGTCGTGAACCGACTCTCGTCCGACAATGCCACCGGCATCTCGAGCAGGTAGTAACCCTTTGGCACATTGCAGCGCCATCCGGTGTGGATCTTCAGTACCGTGCGCAGCGTGTCGGTTGGCCAGTCTTCAAAGTAATTAGCCAGCTGCTCTGCCGGATGAAACCCGATGGCATCCCCGCCGATTGCACTGGGCGATCGCCAGGTAAAGCTGTTGCCGTCTCCGTTGGTGGTGATCTCGATGTCCTGCCAGGTGCGCAAAATCCAACCATGACGCTGCAACGTAAACACGCCAGGGCAGCGCGCAGTGTGAACCATGCGCTCGTTTCTCCAGTGCGGATTCTTGCGCACCTCTGCAAAATCGGCGACGGCTCGATCCACCCATGGATGGCGATGCTTAGTTGCGCTGATCATCGGCATAAGCTCGGCCACGCCTTCGATCGTGTTGATAAATTCTAGCTTCGGCTTTTTCCAGGGCCCAATCATCTGCGCCCCCACTTCACACGCAACCAGGCGCGCTCATGAATGTAGTAGTCGATACTGAGCAACGCATGCAGCAGCGTGGCGAAACCAGTGCTTTGCACCAGGTTGCCAAAGATGAGCCAGGTCCACAGCACAGTGAACGCCCAGGCGGTGATGCGGTAGGTGATCATCCGCACAATAGTTCGGGTGCGCGTCTCGATCATGCGGCGCTCCGGTACGGTGTCGGGTCAAACGGCGGGTAGGCATCTTCGTCGCGCACCTTGTCGTAAGGCCTGCCACGCTCCATACCGATGCGGCTACGACGGATGTCTATCAAGAAAACTAGACGGCGCTTGTTTGAGAAGTTGTAGGCGCTATGCACAGTCTGGTTGTTGAATGCAAAAATGTCGTCCCAAAGAACCACCTCGCCACCCACCTCAAAGAAGATGTCGCCTTCCGGCACAATCAAAGGGATGTGGATGCGAACAAAATCACCGTGGCGGTTCTCCGGCCCGGTATGCCGATGAATGATGCCGCCCGGCTCAAGCACGCTGTAGCTGCTGATAGGGCAGTCTTTTGCAAACTCGTTCGTCAAGGCGATCGCGGTCCTAAAATACTTTCGGATCTCCGGCGGTATCAGGTCGCGACGTGGACCGAACACATACTTGATGCCAGTGCCGGTCCAGGCACCTGGCCAGTTGATGAAGTTCTCGACGTTGTAAATTGGTTCGGCCTTCGTTGCTTTGGCAAACTCTGCGTCGAAGTCGCGGTGATAATTCAAAAAATCATCCGTCAGCGCCTGCCTAAACGACATCAGATAGTCGGCGATCGGAATGTCTTCTTTGCGATAAATGTTTTTATTCATCGCAGTAGTCTTTCATTATCTTGAGCGCAGCATCAAACCCCATCTTGAATGTGGCGTGCATCATCAACCGTGAGTCACTAGGAATAGATGCGTAGCGTGCGTCGATGTCTGGGTTGTCAGGATCAGCAGATACCGAGTGCGGTGCCACAAGATCAATCATCCACGCGTCGCCTTGCTTTGCGACGTACCTTTTGACTGGCGTCAACAAGGTAGGGTCCATCATGGCGTAGCCGTTTCCGATGTCGAGATACCGGTACTTTGCAATATCGACTTGCTCTCCCTCATAGAATGTTGTCGTGTCGCCGTTGACCTTTAAATACCAGTTGATGGCCGTCATTCCGGCTCCGACATGCACATGCGGATATGCTTGGCGCACGCGGATAAACGTCACGTTCAACATGCAAGCTGCCATCAACCTTGGTAGGATGCGACGCACTTCATCGCACTGCTTTTCCCCAGCGGTATATACCGACAAGTTCGGGTCGCCGTCGCCGATTGGCACGCCAATGTGCCGCTCCAGTTTGCGAGCACCGGAATAGATGGCCGGCTTTTCTGGTAGCGTCAATCGAACGGCGTGCTTCATGCAATCGCCTCAGATTCTTCCAAGATCTTGGCTACTTCATTAAATGGCAGGTTCATGTATACCTGCACGATCATTCGTGACAGATCGCCATTCGGTTCGAAGCGATGCATTCCTTCACGCTTATCATCAATAATTTCAACTGAGTGCGGTTGCCTAGCATCAAGAACCCAGACGTCTCCTTCCTGAGCGACCAGCGACTCAACCTCTTTCAGACATTCCATCTGCACGTTGAGGTAGCCATTTCCGTTGTCTGTTGACCAGCGATCGTCTGCCTCGATAGGACCTTCAAAAAACTTTGTTACTTCGCCGTTTGTCTTCTGATAGAAATTGATCACGGCCTTTTCGGTCGTGTGAATATGCGCAGATAAGAGACGCACCTCAGTGTAGTTCACGCCCATAACGTGTTCGCGCAAACCAGGTGGCAACGTATCAACGATCATTGCAATTTGTTTGCGTGGAAGGTATCTGCGAATAACTCCCTCTGGAAAATCGTTCAGTCCTTTTCCATGCCTACCAAGAACGACGGTGGCTTTGTTCAAATATCTGAGATCGACATTGATGTCGATTTTCTTTGCGTACTTCATACAAGCAACATTCCAAGTGAAGTTCTAACGGACGTAATCAACTTGTCCCCTGACTCGACAGATATGCGAGCGGGTGCGTTGTAAAACACGCCGTCTATCTCAATCTGTCCTTCACATAGAAGAAATCTAGAATTCTTGCGCAACACAGTTTGCGCAGCGCCATCGAGTGTGACCGGCTCAAACTTTTGCTTGCGTCCAAGGTTGAGCTTTGGGTCATAGCAAAAGATCACCGTATGATCGAGCACATCGAGCTGGAACCGGCCACGCAAGTAATTGACTTCGGGGCTGTGAAACTGACCCTGCGCGTAGTCCGGCATGGATTCGCCAGTATCAAGATCCGTGACAAGCTCATGCCCGCGCGCACAGAAAATAGTGCAGTCTGGATCGTCCACCATGTTCTTATAACGCTCACCAGCAAAATGCTCGTTGATGATAAACACCAGACCAAATGCGCGAAACGGTGTCATTTTCATTGTTATCCCCTTCTTGAAATTAGACGATGTCTGGCGTCTCGCCCGCAATCGATCCGTCGATATACATGTAGTCTTCTTCTTCTACCCTCTGTTGATCGACCAGCTCTTCGACTGAATGCGTAGATTCGTCGCCAACTAAATTGCGCAACGCATCGATCGCTTCAATGTTGCTTTCAAACCTTTCCTTGATGGCTTGCTGCTTCGCCAGGTGAATGCCGGAGTAAGCAATGCGGCGCTTGATCTCTTCGACGTCAACTACGTCTGGCCACATGGCCGACGGCTGATATGCATAGGCTGGATAGTCTTCTGGGTTAGAGGATGCGGTTTCATCAGACGCGAATGACACAAGAAGCGATTTGCTTTCCTCGTCGAACCCAACAATCTTCATGTTTACAGTGTTCATCGTTTCTCTTTCTATGAATTACGCAATGCCACCGATACGCGTGCCAGTTGCTAACCATGTGACGTTCGTGTTGCCGACGACATAATTGCCAGCAGGACCGCCGGCAGCAGCCGTTCCGCGTATCGTTGTGGAACCGGTAGCTCCGGTTGATCCTGCAGCACCCAGCCCACCGCCCGCACCGCCAGCTCCAGCGGAGTTCAGCGCGGTGCCGCCAGCTGCGCCAGCTGTTGCCGTACCAGTTCCGCCTGGGTTACCTGGCGTGTTGGTCCCGCTACCTGCAGCGCCAGCAACACCGCCTACCGTACCCGCGCCGCCACCCCCGCCAGAGCCGCCCTGGTAGAGCGTATTTTTTCCAGATGCATAGGAGCGACCTGATCCACCGCCGCCACCGCCACCACCACCTTGCAGCGTGCCGTTATTGGTAAAGCTCGTCGCGTAGTTGATGTTGAGTGCAGGGCCACCCTGGGAACCAGCAACCGCGTTGGTTGGTACGGAGCTACTCAAAGCACCGCGACCGCCAGGTCCACCAGCACCTGTGATCGTTCCGTTGTTTGTGACTGCCACCGTGTCGCCGGATGCAAAGCCGGTCACGGAGAATGCGTAAGCGGCGCTCGATGCGCTGCTGATTGTGACGCCGGAATTGATCGTGACCGTGACGTCCGTGTAACCGGCAAAGTAAGCAGATCCCAATGCGGTCTTCACGTCGTAGTTGCTAGTGTTCGATGAAACCGTCAGGCTGTTGACTGAGCGCAGCTGCGCGCTGTAGAAATTGCTAAACGACACTGCACCAGACGCAGGCACGTTGACGTTTTGCGGTGAGTCAGCCACTTTGCCGCCGCCGCGGTAATACTGCGACAGAGAATAGGGGGCAGATCCGAGAAACTCGGCACCTATCTGATCGATTGCTAATTGGCCCGATGCGGGTAGCGCCATGTCAGCGACTCCGTTTCAGCTCTTTGACTTCGGCAGACAGCTCTTTTATGGCTTCTATGAGCACCGCCACCAGACGGTCATATTTCACTGCAAGCGTGCCATCCTCGCGAGTACCAACAATTTCAGGCAGTACGGCTTGCACATCCTGGGCAATTACACCTACATCTGCGCGACGATTGAAGTAGCTGTCTTCACCTCCGTGCTGATCCAAGTATTCCTGGGTCCAATTAAAGCGCACACCTTTGATCTGACCTACGATAGCAAGCGCACCGTCAATCACGCGAACGTCTTCTTTCAGACGCTGGTCTGAGCTGTAGTAGCCAGTGATGTTGCCGGTGGCGCGAATCTCGCCGGCAGTTCCTGATCCAGCAGTGCCAACGCCAAAGGAGGAAAACTGCACATTGCTTCCAGTGCCAACACCAAGGTTGGTCCTGGCTGTGGCGGTGTTCGACAGATCAGATAGGTTTTGCGACTTTGCTAGAAATGTCGTTCCAGAGGTATAAGCATCAACCCAAATGGAGCCCGTGTAGACCTTCATTGCTGCAGTTGCTGTGTTGTAATACAGCATGCCGGCAGCAAGCGGGTTGCCGTCGTTGTCTACCGTAGGGTCGGAAGATTTTGCCCCAAGGTAGCGATCATCAAAACTGTCGTAAGCAGCAAGCGTTGCATCTCGGGCGGACTCGGCTGCTGCTTGGGCAGATGCCGCTGCAGTGGAGGAACTCGATGCGGAGGTTGCCGATGATGCTGCAGAGTTCTTGCTCGACAGTGCATCGAGCGCGTAATACTTGGCGCTGTACTCACCACCGGAAACGGAGCCAGATGTCTTGTATGCCCAGTCGGCAGCAAGGGCTGCGGATGTTGATGCGGATGATTGACTCGAGCTTGCCGACGATGCGGAGCTGGATGCCGCAGTTGCGCTGGCAGCCGCAGCGGACTGGCTTGACGCGGCTGCAGTCTGACTTGCGGCAGACGCCGTTTGCGATGCGCTTGCCGAACTGGCGCTTGATGCTGCTGCAGCAGAGCTGCCGGCTGCACTCGTTGCTGAAGCGACGGCCTCGTCACGCGCATCAAAAAGCGCTTCGGTCAGCTCATCGCCTGTTGTGGTTGAGGAAATACGCACCTTCACAGCGCGAGAGACTTGCTCATTCAGCTGCTGTGTCAGGATGGTCAGCTTGTCCAAGGCATTGGTGATGACCTTCGGATAGAAGCCGCCCTGGTTCGTCAGGTCCGTGCCCTGCAATGCAGGTACGTCTGTGGTCAAAGTGACTAGGTAGCCGCTGGCTAGGTTTCCAGCGACCAGCGTAATGCTTCCACCAGGGCTTGAATCCTGGTCGGCATTCAGACTGACCGAGTAGTCAGTCGTCAGGGTAAGGTCGGTTTCATCACCTGTCGGGCTGGTTTTTACAACCAGCAGATCAGATGCCTGGAAAATCTTGAAGGTAAACGGAAACGTCGCCGTGGTCCCGTTACCGGTGAACGGCCCTGCTTTCCTTGTCGATGATGAAATAGTCACGGTCGTTCTCCAATTCTCAAACAGAAGTTTCTATTGCTTTGCGCGGTTCACGCGTACCATTTAGCGCCGGTCCTGATGGCCAAAAAGCAGGGCTCCTGGGTTGTCTGTTTTGCCATCGTTGAGCGCCTCGGCACCTGTGATCGTGCGGTTGATCTGCGCTGCCGGCAGGCCAAAGATGTCGCCGGCCATGTTGATCGATGCCTTGCGCAGGCCGTCGTCCATCTCGCCCTGGCCAATCTCTTTAGCCAGCTTGAAAGCGTCACCGATCGGGCGCAGTCCAGCCGGACCCTTGTACTCGCCGTGCCCTCTGAACGCGTCATAGATCGGACCGAACTCACGGATGCCCACGAACATGCCGGACAAGAACGACAGCTCTTCCTTGACCAGCTTGTTCATGATTGATTCCAGGTCGTCCCAGTCGCCCGAGTCGCCAGGGGTGAGCGCATCTTTCATCGCCGCCACCAGGACCACCGGCACAACGTAGAGCAGCAGGTAATCCATGGCGAGCTTCGCCTTAGAACTCTGCGTCATGGCCTTGGCATAGCCCAGGTTCAACGCGGTGTTCATGAACGAATAGAACACGGTGAAAAGCTTTTGCACCGGACCGCCACGCTCGATGGCCGCCAGGTCCTTAGTCATGCCGGAGCCTTGGGAGTCGATCACCGCCTGGTCAGCCAAGTCGATTGCGCGTTCCTGGTCATTACCTTCAGCCGTGGCCCTTTCGTATGCGCCCCACCACGTTGGCAAATCCACAAGACGTTGCGCCCCTAGCATCATCAAGTACATGGTGGCGTCGATGTTTTCCTTTGTCTTGCTCTTGTTCTTAACGCGGTTGCGCAGCTCGGCCAGCTCTCGCATGCGCGTCTGGCTGCGCGTGCGCATGAAGTCCGACATCTGGTTGATGTCGCGGTTGAGCTGCATCGGGTTTTGCGCCATACGCGCCACACCGCGACCGACGTATTTGGGTCCAATGCGAACCATGGACTGCGTAATACCGAACGGCTGGGTGAGCGCGCTGATGATGTTGATACCCAGGCCGGCCACCGACACGCTTTGACGAACAAAAGCTGCCGCCTTTTCGCCTGCACCCTTGGCACCCTGGTCACCGTTAGCGTTGTCGTCCACCCACTTGGTGAGCTGCTTGTGCATGTAGTCACCGTAGTGCTTGCGGATTACGCTCGAGATCTCAGGGTCCTTCAGGATCTTGTTGGCGTCGATCACCCACTCATGCCAAGCCAGGTCGTGGATTACTTCGTTCACGCCCTGGTAGATGCCATCCAAGGTGTACAGAAGCGGGCGCTCCTTGACCACCGCGGCACGCTCTTTGGTAAAGCTGCGACGCGTGGTCGATGCAATGTAGCTGCTTTGCATGGCACGCTTGGCTTCCTCTGCCGACATGTCCTGCTCGGCTCGCAAGCTCGCCCGCGTGTCGTACTTGACCGGGTAGTAGCCGCCTCTGAGCGTAAGCGTCTGGCCGTCAGCCGTCTGCACCGTCAGCGCCTGGGGCTCGATCCAGTTAGGTTCCTTGCCATAGATGCGCCGCTCTTTGGCTGCAATCTCTGGCCGGTAGGATTCAAAGTAATCCCAGACCTGTTGCGCGAACTGCCAGTCGTCGCTGGTCAGTTGATCCAGACCCAGCTTTAACTGCTCGAGCGTCCAGCCCTCACCGTCTAACAGGCGCTGCATGTTCGATGCGTTGCCCATGTTCAGCGCCATGGTAAGCAACTGCTCACGCGTCCAGGTGCTGCCGGTGCGGCCTTGCTCGCGGTCCTCTGCGTTGGCCAGGCCCTCGATGAAGATCTTCTGCGTAAGCTTTCCCTGCTTCAATACCGGTGCAATCAGCCTGGTCAGGTCGCGAGTGGCATCAGCTCGCATGACTGTTTCCTTGTTACCCGCGTGATTTGATGCTCGTATCAGGTATTCCCAGATCGGCCCGCCATTTTTGCCGCCGTCGAGCACATAACCGAAAGTCGCTGCCTTAATGTGCTCAGCAGCATAGTTTTTAATTGACAGCCACTTTTCGCCAAGCAGGGTTGCTGGCTGCCGGTTTGATACAAAACGATTGCCTGCATTTTCGTTGATCGAGTCAACCATCTGCTGCCGGATCTCGGCAAACGCACGCGCATCGGCAGCGTTCAACAGCTTCATCTTCAGCCGGCCCAGGTGCTCAATCTGCTTGACCGTATCGCGCAGGCCGCGAATGTCCTCGATGGTCATGTTCTTGTAGCTGGTGCGATACGCTTCCAGGACCAACTTGGGTGGGATGTCAGGCTCAATGCCCTGCTCGCGCTGCGCTTCCAGCCAGTTGGCCAAGCTCACGCGTGCATCAACTTCTTTCAGGCTGGTGCTGGGCACGAACTCAAACCGCTCGAGCATCTGCACGATCTGATCGTAGTAGTCAGGGTCCAGGCCCTTGCTGCGCTTGTCGAACTTGCGGAAGTAGGCCACTGCCTGCTGGACTTCAGCCGCGGCCGCCATGGCTTCCTTGGCCGTGTACGCATTGATGATCTGGTTGCGCTTCTGCTCGGCTGCTGTCTCCAGGTCGCCTTTGAGGAATGCACGCTCGGCTTCCTTGGCTGCCTTGACCTCTGCCGCGGTGTACTGCGTTGGGCGCAGGTCGCGCACGCGCAGCTTGGCAATAATGCCGGCAGCAAACTCACGCGCCGCCTGGGGCAGCACAGCGTAGGTTTGCTTCTGTCCTTTGGCGTTGGTCTTGCCGGTGTCTGCTCGCACGCGCATGGCCGTCTCGAGCGCCTTGGCTTCAGTGTGCAGGAACTTCAGCCGCGCTTCGTTATGAACCGCCTGGTCCGCTGCGCGCTGCACGCCCTCGGGTGTAGCCAGGTCGCCGTGACGCTGCATCATGATCTGGTCAGTCAGCGCCTCGATAGCTTCCTGGGGCTTAGGCGAGGCGGCAATCTTTTGCACCAGCTCGACACCGGATGTGAACTCAAACTCGGCTGCGATAATGTCAGGATGAATGCCATCCTTGGCCGTCATCTTCAGATCCTTGATACGCTCAACGATCGAATCGTCTAGACCCAGGCTATTTAGTGAGAACAGATCAAACCGGCCAGCCTTCATGTTGGACAGAACGACACTGGCACCAGGCAGGGGATCGACAAAAATGCTCGGGTCTACCTGATTGGAATACTGCGCATTGCCGCGGGCCTCGTTGTCGAACAGCTCCTCAAACTGCGCCGGATCGTACCTGCCTTGCTCATCCAGCTCGAGGTAGCCGTACTGCTCGAGCAACTGACCCATTGCATCAATGGACAGACCGCCTTCGGTGCGCACCGTAGGCTTGCCAAATACCGGCACCGGGCTGCGCTCTTTGGGGTCCCAGCCCCACTTCGCTACTACCTGCGCCTTGCTGATGCCGCCCAGCTTGGCGATCGCGGTAAACAGCGAATCGATCTGCGGGTCCACCACATCAGGGTCAGACTTGCGCGGGGTGTCCGGCGCGAGCTTGTCGTCCTTCTCAATCTTGCTGGTCAGGAACTGCCAGGCGCGGTAGATCGGCTGCGACATCACCTCGCGCCGTGCATCCATCATGGCCTCGGTGCGCAGCGCCTTGACGCTCTTCTGCAATTCCTTGAGCTTGCGGCTCTTGGCGTTGCCCAGCCATTTCATGTCGGTCAAGCCACGGGCTTGCAGGATGTCGATGCCTTCCTGCGTGGCCGCCAGGCCCAGATCGTGGTATGCCTTCCAGTCTTCGATCACGCCCTGCGCGTTCTGCGCGCTGAACAGCGGGCCCATAGCGCGGGCTGCTTCGGCTGCCTGGATCTGCTCGGTGGTGGCCAGCATGCGGTCCATGACGCCGCGCACCTCGTCGGTCAGCTCGACGTTGAGCGCCTTCATGTCGGAATAGATACGCTTTAGCCAGGCACCGAACTTTTGGAAGATTGGCTGCAATTCCATCGTGGGTGCTTTGCCCTCGAAGGCATACGCCTCAAAACCGCGCGCCCACTTCTCATGGTAGGGGCGCTGCTCTTCCAGGGACATGGACGACCAGGTATTGATCGCCGACACCTCCGGCGTGCCGGGGATGCCGAACCAGTCGAGTACCGTGTTCATGTCGGACACGATCTCGCGCTCGCCCTGGCTGACTTGTTCGCCGGCAGCAATGCGCGCTTCGATGCGCGATGCCAGGTCAGCCTGAACTTGCAGGAAGAAGTGGCCGGATTCGTGAACAAAGGTCGAGAGGTCTGCGTCCTTCAGGAGCGCAATGACCGATGGCTGACGGGTGATGTCGTCAGCAAATGAGATCTGCCCGCGGGCGGGCTGGTCTAGCTCGCCGCTTTGGTTGAGGGTTCCTGCTTGTCCTTGGCTTCCTGTTCCAGTTGCGCCTTGCGCCTGGCCAGGTACTCCTCGGCTTCCTTCTTCTCCCGCATCTGCTCGTCGTGCTCCTGCTGCCCGCTCATCGGCTTGACGTTTTGCAGCGTCGGCTTGGACTTTGATTTCATCGTCAACCTCCTTCTGTGCCTGGTCAATCGCGGCCTGTTCTATGCCCTTCTTACGGGCGAGTTTTGCTGCCGCGTTGGCGTAATCCGGTGCCTCGTCATCATTATACGCCTCGTCAGATTCCTGCTCTGCCGACTTGGCCGTGTCATACAGCTTCTTCTCTGGATACCAGACGACCGCCTGCAAGTCGCTCATGGTGAGCTGGGGGTACTGCTCTTGCAGCTTGTTCAACACCTCGCGGAAAACCGACCGGATGAACGTGCGCTCTTTCGCCCCGGCAGGCGCTTCCTTCTGGCCGTCCAGGGCCTTGGTCAGGCCGTTGCCCATCTTGCGCAGTTCTGCGCCCAGGGTCGTGCGGAGCTGGTTCTTCTTGGCCGGTCCCAGCAGATCGTTGATCGCTTCGGGGAACAGCAGCATATCCAGCGGCAGCACTTCGTTCATCTGCGCGCGGATCTTGGGATCTTGGCTGGCCGTGGCGATCGCCAGCGCCGTGTCATTCAGGCGCGTTGTGGATAGCTTGGCGTTGATGATCCTCTCGAATTCTTTCTTCGAGTCAGGGTCCATCAGCTCGATCAGGCCCTTGAGCTGTTCCTGCTTGAGATTGACTGCGTCTTTCTTGACGTTGATCAGGGTGCCAGTCCACCGGCCCCAGGTACGCATCAGCCACCGGTCCATGGTGAGCTGGTCGAAGTAGCCGTACAGGTTGGCAAAGAATCCGTTGCCGATCTTCGGGCCCAGGATGGCTGCGCCAAATACCTGCGTGCCCTTGCCCTCGCCTGTGATCTCGATGTCAGACTCGGCCTCGATGTTTCGGACCTCGTCCATGGTGGTCATGAACTTCTCGAGCTTCTCAAAACCCCACTGATCCATCAGGTCGTTGAACAGCCCCAGGCTGTCATTGATGGCTTCCTGCGCCTGGCCAGCATCCAGGTTGGTCGGCATCTTGCCGGTGGTTTTGTACGTCTCGTATGCGCCTTCGGCCAGCTCGAAATTCTTGTCCACCTTCATGCCGTTCGATGTCACGGCCAGCGCCCAGACGAAAGCGAACTTCGCTTGCGGGTCGGTGTTGATTTCAGGGTGGATCAGCGAGACGATGCGAAGCGCCTTATTGACCTTCTCGTTGTACCAGCCAACCGCGTTGGCGTTGTTCTCCAGGCCCGACATGGCGTCAGCCAGGCCAACCCGCACCAAGTACTCGACCACGCGCTCAGACTGCTCTGAGAGGTCTACACGCGCTTCCTTGGCAGCTTTCAGTACACGGGCTTGCAGCTCAAGCTTGAAGTCGCGGTTGGTTGCAAAGGTCTTGGTCGCTGCAAAATCAAACGATGCGCGAGCAGTGCTTACTGCATCCACGCTGGTCGGCACCGGCTTGGCTGACTGGTTCAGTATGTTCGGGTCGTTGGTCGGGCGCTCGTTAAAAACCGACTTGATCTGCTCTGGCTCAAACGCCATGATCTGATCAATCTCACCGGTTTCAGAATCGCGCAGGATCGCTCCGTCATAGCCCTGCTGCTTTAGCTCCTCACGATTCAATCCACGATCGACAAAGCTATCCCACTCATCACTGCCCGGTGCCGCGGTTACCTCATAAGGGTTCTTGATGCTGAGATAAACAGGATACGTTGCGCCATTCGCATCAGGATTGTCGCCAGAAAGATCATTTGTGAAGCCTTCTGCATACGATGCGTCGGGCGTGAAATAGATGCCGTCGGTTGTGTTGCGTGCTTTGAACTGTGTGATGTCCACTTCAGGACGCGCACCGTGATAAACCTTTAGCGGCTTACCCGCTGCATCCACGACCTTGCTTTCAGCAAACCACTGCTTGAACTCAGGCGTCGGGTTGCCTTGCTGGTCGAACAGGTTCTGCGATTCCACCGCACGGTTCACCACCTCGAGGTTGTACTTCTTGACGAACTCCTCGGTGGTCATGTTGGCGCGAGCGGCCTGCACTGCGTAGAACGACGCAAGCATGCTGGCGTAAGCTTGGTTCGCCTCTGTCGTAAAACGGTTCGCCGTGTTGAGATCTGCCAGGTACTTCTCGCGCACCGCGTCGCGGCTGGCTTTGAATGCGTCGTCGCCCTGCTTCTCGGACATCATCTGTTCGAGCTTGGTCGTCATCTCCTGGTTGAACGTCTTCTGATATTCCTGCGACTCAGCAAACGTGTAGCCGTTGGGGTCAAGCTTGATGTTGTCGATCAAGCTTTGGTTCAGCTCGTTTCCAGCCATCGCGGTGATGTACTCCGCGGTCGGGATGCGCACATATCCATTGGATGCAGAAGCATCCGTCAACTGCTCTCTGACGCTAGGCAGCACTGCTGCCACCTGGTCAGCCACGCCGGACTGCATCAGCGCATTGGCTGAAATGTAGACATCCTGGGCAGGCGTGCCGTCGGTGGTGGATTCCAGGAACTGCTGAAAAACTTCCGGCGCACGGGCCAGCGTCTTTGACTGCTCGGCTGCATTGCTTAAATCGCTGATGAACTGCTTGGTCTGCTCGCCTTCCTTGGCTGCGCGCATGCGCTCGCGCATCTGCGAGTAACCCAGCGAGACGACATCAGTTGGTGCGCTGAATGCCTCGCCAACAAACTCGGCCAGGATGTTGCCCGGATCTAGTTTTTGACCGGCAAACAATTCACCGCCTGCTTCGCCGGCTGCACCAAGGGTGCCTTGCACCGGAATTTGCAAGCCAATGTTTGCCACTTCGCGTGCGATTGGACTCTTTGCCAACAAACGGGCAGGAAGCAAAGTCTTGCCGGCAATGCCGCCGCTGGCCGCATCAAATGCGCCGACAATCAGCGCGTGAGACGCTGCGGCTTCGCCCACCTTCTTGACCAACCTGGGGTCCTTCATGGCGGCTTCAAGCTGCTTTGGATCTCTGATGTTGATTCCGTTCTCGGCCAGACCCTCGCGAAAGCTGGATTCGTAGTCGGTGGCATAGGAACCAAAACCCATCACCGCACCGCCGGCTACCGGGCCGCCTGCCATCGTGGCAGGAATAGCGGTAATCAGTGCAGGCGCGTTAGCGACCATGCTCTCTGGACCAATCGATGCGATAAACTTGCCTGGCTCTTTGTAGAACTCGCGCAGCGCGCCTCTAAATCCTTCCTTTTTGCCGGCTTCCATCACTTTGCTGACGACGGCAGGCTGGGGTATTTGCGCCTTTTCAAACTCAAGGTCCGACACATCCTTCGCCTGGCGACGAATCAAACGCTCGGCCTGCTCCTTCATCTGGTTGCGGCGCTCTTGTGACAGATACGCCACGCCGATCGGGTCCTCATCCATCTTGAATTGCTCTGGCTTCTTGCCGGCGGCAAGCTGCGCTTCTACCTGCTTGATAGATTCCAAATACCGGGCATTGCTTCGCAATCCAGTAGTGCTGAAGTTTTGCTGCAAGCCAGGCACACCACGCTTGAACGAATTGGTCAGCGTCTCAAACAGCGACAGATTGTCGATGTCATCGTGAGACACAGCGACGTTTTCCTGCTTGGTCAGGAACTGCGCTGTGTTGGGTAGGTTCTTTAAGAGCGCGTTGACATCGACCTTGTTTGCCGCTGCCTTCGCACGCAGGGATTCCATCTCTTGTCGAGCCGACTCGATAGGAATGTTCATTGACTTGGACAGCGCCTGCACCTGGGCTTCAGCGTCAGGATTAGTACCTGATGTTGAGTACAGGTTGTTGCGGATCGTTGCTGCCTTGTCCTGCTCATACTGTTTGCCAGCTTCGAGCGCCTCTGCGTAATAGTCGCGTGCCATTTTTATCCTTAACGCTTTGGTTTTTCCGAACGATCCATTTCCCAATACCGAATCAATACATCGGTATCTGAAGGCTCACTGTAGATGCCTTGTTTTGCGCGCTCGTCGCGCAGTGCTTTACGAATTCCATCAGCCGCACCTTCGGGGAGATCTTTAATTCGGTTGATCTTGAGCATCGGAATAACTTGTGTCGATTTGCCGCCGAACGTACCGGTGACATTGAACTTGATGCCGGTAGCAAAGAGCTTGTTGACCTTCTTGGTCATCTCTTCATCAGTCAATTTGTGACCGACGCGCTGCTGCTCTTTCAACACTTCCTGCTGTACAAACTGGCGCACAGCGCCAATGCGCGTCAGCTCCGCTGTGTCGGAGTTGCTTGGATGCGGATTGATTTCGATTGAGCTGAGTCGATCAGTGACCAGGCGATTGACGCTTTCGTAGTCTAGATCGCTGGCCGTCTTTGCTGCCTTAATGCTATCGGTGATGATCTTGTCGTTTGCTGTTTCAATACCGTTGAGCGCCTGAAAGCGCAGATCGATAACGTGCTTTTGCATTTGCGGGTTGTTCGGAAACATCCGCTTTGCTTCAGCCACTGCATCGACCGTGTTCATTTTTGCGACCTTCGTCACGAACTCAGGGTTCGCAATCTTTGCGTAGGCAGCCAGATCGAGCGGCGCATTGCTCGCCCTGGCTTTAAGCTCTGCCTGGTGCGCATCGAAATAGTTCTTTACTGACGCAAGATCTGCCGCGGCATTGGGTGATCCAAGCCGGTCTGCATCTTGCAGTGCTGTGTACTGACCAGACTTCAGCACATCCTTCCAGCTCACATTGCCTTCAATCATTTGCAAGAGCTGTCCCTTGTTCTGCGAAGTCCTGCGCGTGAAATCAACTTCATACACAGAACGACGGTGCGACAATTCAGCGCGCGCATTGGCAAGCTTCGTCGGGTCGGTGCGTGAGTTGTCCAGGATGTACTGCTCTGCTTTTGTCCAGTCGTTGCCAAACTCAGCCACAGCCTTATCGACGAGCTGAATTGCCGCTGCCTGCTTGGGCGCGACGTTGAGCTGTCCTTCAATTTCCAGGCGCGCTGCGTTGGTGAAGTTTGCTTTGTTGTCCTCAAAAAACTTCTTCGCGTAATCGAAGTCGCCCGCTTTGATTGCCGACATCACCACGGTGGTGTTGCCAGGACTAAGCGCCTTGATCAGGTTTGCTTCCCGCTCTTCCTCTGGCAGTTGCTCGTCCCGCTTTTGCTGTGCCGCGCCGATAATGCGCTGCTGCTCTTTCACTACTTTGGGGTTGCCATAGTCCAGGCCCATCTTTTGGCCGGCAATCTCGATCGTGCTGTTCTGCACGCTAACTTGCCAGTCCTTGTATTCGGCAGCCACATGCGAATTGATGCTTGCCATGAACTGGCGCTGAATGCCTGCCGCAGCCTGACGGAACAATTTTTTCTGACGATCGTTGCCTAGTTTTTCCTCAATGATGCCGAACTGGTTCTCAAGCTTTTTGGTGTACTCAACATCAAGCGGCGTGTTGTCTGGGCGCTCAAGCGCCTGCTTACCTTTAAAATTCAGAAACCCGTTTGTCTTGTCATACGTCAGACCTAGCTGCGCTTTGACCGCTTCGTTGGTGGCGTCGATCACGCGAAGCTGGTCAGCCTCTTCGCGCATCTTCTCAGCGTACTGATCAGCCGCGCTCGCCGTTTTCATCATTCCCTCGCCTAGGGCGAGTGCGTCTTTGCCGGCCACAATCGGCATGTCCGGCGATGAAAAGCGCGGCTGCGCTGCGTCTGAAACTTGGACCTGGAACTGGTCGTAGGTAGGAACTCGAGGCATTTATTGACCCTTTGCGTATTTGTACCAGCTTGACGCTACGCTGCCGGCATTGCCCAAGAGCGAACTGGTTGCGGAGCCAAAAGGGTTAATGCCATCAGCCACAGAATTAGCCAAGCGAGCTGTGTTCAAGTCATTGACCGACTGGTTCCGATAGCCGAATGCCGCTCTTATTGCGTTGTTCTCAACAGTCTGAGCATCGATCTCGCCCATGGTGTCGGTGGTGGTCTGTAGATTGATGGCGCTTCTGGAGCCTAAGTCCACGCCGTTGGCAGCCATGCCAACGCGCTGCGCTGCCTTGATCTTGGCCGTGCGTAGCCGCACGTTTTGCTGGGCACGTTGACCTGAGAGCAACACCGCCTGCGCATTGCTCTCTGCAATGCCGGCGTTGATCTTGGCCATGTCAGCCTGGAACTCCAGGTTGTTAGCCATGGCCTGCGACTGGTAGTAGCTACCGATCGCGCCATTGATCGCGCCAAAGGTCGAGAGGATGGGGCCGACCGCGGGCGAAACTTGGAAATTGCTGAACCAGGAGCCGCCGCTTTTAGCGACCACATCTACACTCTGGTCGTTTGTTTGCGATCCCATCAACGAAAAGGTCATGACGAAGTGTCCCCAATCAAATTGACGTAACCATACCCAGCAAAGGCATGGTCACGCGTACTACGATCAGCCGCCGATTGAGACTTCCAGCGTCATCGACACCGCGGTCAATGGCAGTGGGTCTGACTGGCGAATAAAGACTTGGCCCGAATCGTTCCACGACGGGCTGATCACAATCTCGATTTCCTGGGATTTCAGCTCCGGCGGGGTTCCGTATGGCTCGGTAGTGCGCTGCTTGGCTTCGGTAAGGTTGTTGGCATCAGGCCCTGCAAAGATGCCGCTTGAGCGGAACACGCGCAGCCAGATCTTGTTGACGTTCTTCATGCGGCCCTGGCCGAAGGCTGCATCGATCTGGGCAGCCCAGGGCAGTGTCTGCAGATCTGCAATGATCGGCAGGCCAACCTGGACCTTAGTGCTTGCCTGGTCCAGGCTGATCGAACCGCTGGTCACCACGCGCTGCGGATGCACGGCACCGTCAGCCAGGATGTTGACCGTCTTGCCCTCGAGCCAAGTCAGGCCACTGATCGAATCCCGCGCAAAGCCGTAGGACGCTGTGGCCGTGCTCCGATAAGCTGCGGGTAGTGTATTGTCCACGCGCGCTTGAGCGACCGTCGTGCTGGTCGTGCTGACGATCGTCAAGCGATATGTCGTGCCATCTGTTGCGGTGAGCACAATGGCGTCGTTGACATCGGTCTGTGCCGGGTAGGCAAAGATCGCCGAGCTGGCCGTGATAGTCAGCAGATCGGCTGGGCCCCAGGTCGTGCCGCCAGTCACCGTGACCGTGGTCGCGCTGGTGTTGGTGCCATTGTAGGTCGCGCCGTTGTCCACAAAGAACGCGTCAGCCTGGCTGCTAAAGAACCGGCTGGACATGCGCTCAACAAACCGCTTGGTGGCACCGTTCACGGTGCGCTTGACGACCACATACAACCGGTCTTCATCGCCCTCTGCGACCACGCAGCAGCTCTCAAAAGTACCGTCTGTGTCGTGATGGTGCCAGGCACCGACCTGCTGCTCGGGCACATAGGTCAGGCCCAAGAGCAGGCCATTAGATGAAACTGCCCACACCACCGGCTGCGGTGACTTGCCGTAGGCCAGATCGACCACGGTGTAGCCATCAAAGAGGTGCGGTGCTCGCAGGCACAGGTCACCTGTGACGTAGCCGGAAGCCTGCCAGTTGTAAGCCAGCTCGCGCATGTGACCGCCTCGAGCTGCACCATAGATCAGGTTGTTGTTCACGATCACCGGCTGCACGTTAGATGCGCCAATGTAGGACTGCGGCTTGACCGATACGGTGCTTGGTGTGAGCGCGTCGCTGTTGACCGATGTCACGCGCCACTCAGCGGAGCTGGTTAGCAGGACCAGGTTGTTCAGCGGCACAATGTGTCGGATCGTGTTTGCTTCACGCGCTGCCACGCGAAAGCTGATCGAATCGGTGTCCAGCGTCGGCAGCGAGTAGGTCATGTTCGACTCTGTGCCCGACTTAGTCATCCATATATTCTGCGGCTCGTTGATCGTGCCGGCAAAGCAGCGACGCTGCTCAAAGTAAGAAACCGCGCCTGGGTAATTGCTGCTTGACCCAAACAGCGTGTCGTACAGCGGCGGCGTCTTGCTGACGTCTGCAGTGATGTTGTCGTCTGTGAACGATGTGCCGGTGGTCTGGCCAATGTAGCCGTATAAACCGCCGCTGAACTTGTAGATGTTGTATGCGGTGGCACCGGCTACATCGGTCCAAGTGATTGTGTTTGCACCACCTGTGACAAACAAGTTGTTTTTGACGCCTGAGATGTAGACCAGGCCGCCTGAGACATAGGTCGAATAGCTTGTGGTGTTGATGACGTTGCCGGCGCTGTCTTCGAGCGTAAAGGTCGTGGTGGTTGGCACCGTCTTGACAACGTAGTAGTTGTTGTTCAACTGGGTCATGCCGACCACATCTTTAATAAAAACAGATTGACCGATCGCAAAGCCGTGCGCAGTCGATGTGGTAATCACACCAGGATTCGCCTTTGTGATCGCGGTAATGGCTTTCGATGCGCCCTGCGCAGGGTTTGATGCGAGCGACTCGCTCAGGCCCTTGTCGGTCACACTGGTGACAACGTATTGATAAAAGTAATCGGTGCCCTTTGCGTTTCCGCTCACGCTGACCGACGGTGCTGTGAGTGCAGGAGCAAAGCTGGGCGCAGTCAGGGTCCAGCTCGTGGAGCTGATCCTCTTCAATTCACGCGGCGCATAGTTTGGATGGCAGATTGTGAGCACATCGGCAGACTGAACATAGTGCAGATCGAACAGATCTGCTTCGAGATACGGCGTAGTCACCTCATAGGGCGCGCCGCCCGATAGTAGCGTGGCACCGTTGGTATGAAATCGGATGTACTGTTCGCCAAACTCGAGAACCATGGTTTGCGTGGTGCTAAAACTAAACGGGATCAGCCTAGTTTTTTTAGCGCTGGTTTTTACCTCGCGCACATACTGCGTGCCTGGTCGATTGGTGACAGGGCCGTGCGGCAGGACGATGAAGTTGCGGCAAGTGGCCAGGCCGGACTGGTACTTCACATCGTCGATGCGGCCAAAGAACTCCGGTGTCAGCTCACCACCACCAAAGGATCGCTCGAGCGTGCGGATGTTGGCCATTACTTGTCGTCCTCTCCGTCTACATAGAACACGCTCTTGCCTTCTTTCATGCGCTTCTTAGCATGATCAATCGCTTTTTCTGGGATTGAGTCAGGCATGTTCTTGAAAAAATCTTCGCCTTCGGTGTCGGCATTGAGCAGGTAATCCAGCTCCTTCTTAGTCAAGCCAGGGACCATCAGCGGAATATCCATCTCCTTGCCGTCAATCTCAAAGCCTGCCGAGATCTCGGTAGAAACATCTCCGTCTGGACGTTGCATCTCGCCCAGGAACCCGCGGCCTTTCTTGGTGCCATCGGGCCTGCTGCCGTAGTCTTTGCCCTGGTTTGGATAGAGGATGTCGGCGAGATCCATGACTTACCTTCCTGCCATCCATGGCGTTGATTGCTTCATCACGATTCGACGCTGGCCTGCATCAGACGCAGTGGCCCTGGAATAGAAAGCCTGGAACAGTTGCATCTGGCCTTTGGCTTCAGCTCGACCGACCTCGCCCTTTAGAATCGGTCCGGCAAGATAGGAAGCCAGCAAGTGCGTGAGCGCGCTGGTAAACAGCGGCGAGAACTCTGAGGTGTCGGTGATCTTTACCGTATATCGCAGAGTGGCGTCTTCCTGGTTGGAATAGATGACGGATGTTCCGTCTTGCAGCGTCTCAACCTCAAACGGCTGCGGGGTGTACAAACCCTGGCCTGTATTGACAATGCCGACCTGCGTGTATGGCACCGGCAGGTCTTGGCTGTAGTCGTCCATCGCATCTGGCGCAAGCACAGCTATGATGGCCAGCGCGTCGCTGGGTGCCTGGTAGACATACTTCCACTGCTCAAGCTCATTCGATAGCAGTGACAGCGTAATGCGCTTGGTGGCAAAGCCCCAAGTGTGCATCTCAAGAAGTGCATCTCGAGCGATCGGATAGAAGCGAGCACAATGCTGCGCCTGCGCGCTACCCTCTGGAGGATTGATCGACGACACGTTGGCTACATCGCCAAGGTGTGAGAGCGCAATATTGCAGATGTCTACTTCAGATGCCATGCTCGCCTCGACTAAAAAAATGGGGGGCGCAACAGGCCCCCCATCGTGTTGCTGCTTACTGCTTACTCACCGCCAAAAACATTGGCTGCATCGTCAGGAGCTGACGCGACCGCGCCCTTCTTGCCCTTGCCCTTTTGAGGCTCTGGCTTGTCGCCATCTTCGACCAGCTCCAGGTTGCTACCAGGTCTGCCGTCATACTCGACGATCGCACCCTCTTCCTGAATTGAGTTGTTGATGAACGATGTTGTAAGAACTCGGTATCGCGCCATTGTTGTATCTCCTGATTAAACGACTGAGAAGCCGGAAGCGTAGTATTTACGACCGTCTTGGATGTCGGTGACGATGTCAGCGGTAACCGTACCTGCGCTGAACGTGCCAACGATGGTGTAGGTTGCGCCAAGGTAACGACGACCTAATGCCGCGATCTGCGGGTTCAGACGCACCAGAAACTGTGCGCCAGCCGTGAGAGCCGCAGTCAGGATCACGCCCGACATGCCGATGGTGGTTGCGTTGGTGCTCAACGCAGCATCATCCGCAACGGTCACTTGGAAGTTGACCGACGTACCACCAGCCAGCGCAGTGCCAACGGTAAAGACCATGTACAGGTCTTCGCCTTCGCCAATGTCACGGGCCTGCGACAGATCGACCTTGTCGGTCGAAACAGCCGTAGTGGTGAGAGCTTGCGCATCAGAGACACGCAGGAATTTATCAGTAATCATGGTTCAGTTTCCTTTCGTTTCTGATGGATTAGGACACGAGCGATTCAGTGTTGAGCAGCGAATCAACGCGACGCAGCGGAACTCCCAGGAACGAGAGCCAGCTCGATGGTTGACCGAACTGCGTCAGACCTTGCTCGATCTTCAGGACATACTGCGACTTGTCCATTGCAGCCAGAGCCAGACCAGAGTGGACAGTGCGGTTCATATAGAACGCTGCACGACCCATGGCCATGTTCGGGATGCGGTACAAAGCGCGTGCCATCAGCTTGATGATTGCGGTCGATGCCGATGCTGCCTGCGTGCCAGTCTGACCAATCAGATCGGACACATCGATGTTGGCGATGCGAACGACATAGCGCCAGTCTTTGACGACCAGGCCGTTTTTCCACTGGTAGTGGGTACGATAAGCCTGGTAACGCGCACCAGCCGAATCCCACACAGTGTTAATGCCCAGATCTTCGTGGTTCAGACCAGCCTTCGAGCCTTTCGGGAACGGGCAGAACACGGTGTTCTCACCCCACACGACCAGGTAGATCGAGGTGTTGTCGGAACCGGAGCCGCCAGCGAGCAGAATGTTCTGACCGTTGCCGGCAGAAGTCGAGCTGTAGCGAGTGGCCAGACCCAGGAACTGCTTCGGGTCGGTGCCTGGGTTACCGTAGAACAGGGTCTGCGCTTGCGTCTGGTTCATTGCTTCCAGGAACGCGGTGTCTTCCGACAGACGGAACTGACCAGTGTTACCGTTCAGTTCAGCCAGGTCCTTGTCCACCTCGGAATAGGCTTCCAGCATGCCGCAGGCTTCATCAACCTGTGCAGTGGTGCTCTTTGAAGTTGGGATACCCTGGTTGATCGCACGCCAGTAGACGGTCGGCAGACCCGTACGAATGACTGAGCGGTGGCCGGTCGGCAGGTTGCCTTCCATGAACACGCAGTCCTCGAGGATTTCGTTCGACTGCGACAGCAGCTCGGCAATGGTTGGAACCTTGCCTTCTGGGTCAATACGTTTTGCCCAATCCGCGAGGGTCAGAGCAGTGGTGGCGAGAGTTGCCATGATGTGCTTCCTTTCAAATTAAGATTGCTGATTCGGATACAGAGACTTCGCTGGATCTCGCCCGCTTGCCTGCCTGCCTTGGCTGCCTGCAACGAACGAATCCTCACTGATTGCCTTACCCGCCCGGTAGAACGCCCGGATGATTTCGGGGTTGTTGCCCAAGCCGGTTTCTTTCAGCAGCTTGTTCAGCTCCGGAGTGCCAAAGGTGTCGAGCGCCTTCTTGGCCACTGCAAGGTTTTCGGTCAGCTTCTCGCCGCCGAACTCCTTGTCGGAGGTCGATGCTTCCTTCCACTGGTTTTGCACAGCGGAGATGGCGTCAGCCTGGCGTTGTTGCATGACTGGTCCCATCTTTTCGAGCATCTTCTGAGCAGCCTCCTGCGGCATGTCAAGATCCTTGGCGAAGTCCGAGAACGCTTGTAGTCCCGCTTCATCCATTTGGAATCCGTCGGGCAAAGAGAACTCGTACTTTTCAGGCGCGCCGGTCGGTTTGTCGCCGGTTTTGCTCTGTTCGCCGTCGGTCTTCTGCGCATCACCAGCATCTGTCGTGGTGTTTGCAGTCGTGCCTTCGGTTGCTTGCTGCTGGGTGGTTGCTTCGGTCGTGGACGTTGCCGCTTCCGTTGCAGCCGTCGATGTAGGCTGGGCTTCAGTGGTGGTTGCGCCCGGATCCGTCATCATGCTTTCTGCCATCTTGCTGCTCCTTGAGCATTAACGCGTACTGGTCTGGAGAGAATTCGTTAATCTGTGCCATTAGCATCAGACCGACATTGCGCTGACCTTCTCTGAAGAACGTCTCGCTGTTGCCTGTAAACGAACTGCGGTACACACCAGTGCGCTCCAACAGTCGCCAGACAATCCGGCGACCCCTTTTGCTGCTCATGAGCCACTTGAAATCGTCCTGCTCGTTTTGCAGGGCCAGCTTCTTGCGCTCCTCAGATTGCTCCTTGTCGCGCTCCTGGCCTCGCAGGTCCAGCGGATCGAATGTGCTCATGGTTGAAATGTAAAGTTGCCCAAGGCGCTCACGCGTACCGGCTTACTCGTCGTCGCCGTACAGCATGGTCGCTGCCTTAGCTGCATTGGCTGCACCGCTCTGCTTAACATCGATGTCGGTGAGCTGAATGCACACGTTGGTGTCCTTGCCGCCTGAGTCGTCGCCTGCTTCCAGCTCTTCGCTGCGACGGATAACGATGCCCACCGCTTGGATCGTGACCTTCTGACCGGCAGCTAAGCCGCCGTTTAGACCCAGCGCCTCGACCGTCTCACCATCCAGGTCGATCGTGGTGCCGTAGCCGTACTCCGGCTCTTTGTAGACTTCCATTTCGCGGTGCTCATCGACCTTCTTCAAACTGATCATTGCCATGGTTTAAACCTCGAGTGGTGAAGGGCTACCGTAGCCCGAGAACATGTTCGTGATGTCAGTCAGCGCGTTGTCGCCGGCAGCAGGTCCGGTCTGCGCCTGAGCCAAATCTTTAGACGTTGCTGCGGCTTGCTGCATCGATGCCATCTGCGCCTGAGCAGCCTGCGCCTGGGCGCGCTGTTGACGGATGATGGCGACCTTGTCATTAGGGATGATCAGCTTGGGGTCAACGCCCAGCATGTCGCTGTACGCATCGGCCCACTCATCTGAGTTGAACTTGTCGAGCACATCGGGCTTGAAGCCTGCGACTGCGCCCAGGTTGCCGACAAATCGGTCAATGCCATTGGTTGCAATCGCACGTTGCGCCTGGGCCAGCATCGATACGAACTCGACGCTGATGTCCATGCCTTGCAGCTCTTCGGGTGGTGGTGGCACCACGCCGGCCTCGACCATGCGCGAGAAGGTCATCTCGATCATGGGGTCGAGCAGCTCGTTGTGCAGTCGCTCAAGCACCGGACCCAGCATCAGCAGCTTTTCTTCATGGCGCTCTGCCACTTCGGTCGCTGTCATGCTCGAGTTGGTGCTGTTGGCCAGCATCAGGAACAGATCGGCGTAGAACGAACCCTTGATCCGCTCGCGCACATCCTGGATGTCAGCCAGCAGATGCGACAGATCCAGGTTCACCTCAAACGCGGAGCGGATGCCACCGCCCTGGGTGGTCGCATCGTAGTAGCTGATGCCACCCGGCATGCGGTCCACATCGCGGTTCTTCATGCTGGTCGGAACCTGGAGCGGCGGCAATGTCTTGTAGTCAATGCCTTGCGCTTTTCTCAACTGTTCGTGCTGCAACTGCTTCACATCGCCCAGTGCCTCCATGCCAGGCGAGTTGCCGTATATGTCGCCACCGGCTACTGCCCAGCGCGGGGCCAGGACGGGGAATTCTTTGAAGCCAGACTCGCGCAGGTACTTGTTCGGTTCGGCATTCAGCTCGAAGTAGCAGGAGCGCCAGGGCATGTTCTTGGCGTCACGCTTCTTCAGGTCGCGCTCGCGGTCTGCTCGAGGCTCGATGCAATGCACCAGCGTCACCCAGGTGTCGAGCGTGCCGCGGTCCCACATGTTCTTGACCGTGTTGCTGCAATTCTCGTAGCCAAACTCTTGCACGATCGCATGCACCGGCTGCTGAAACTCGCGGTACATCGTGTTGACTTGGCCGCGGTAGTCGGTCGCAATCGCGTACTCGCCGCAGGTCAGGGTCTGGTGATGGATCACGTTCTTGAAGTCAGGCATTACCACCGACACGCCCGTGCCAAAGCAGCCTAGCTCTTCGTAGATCGAGTGCAGGCTGCGATAGGTGTTGGACTTCTGGAAGATAGCCAGCATCAGGTTGGTCACATCGGCCAGCCACTGCTTGACCGGACCATACTGCGCCAGGTCTGGGTCAGCGATCGTCAGCCGGAACCAGGGCCTGGCTGGTGAAGTCGCACCAGACATCATGCCTGCGCCCAAAATGCGCAACGCCCTGGTGCCAGTGTTGTCATAGATCGAGTTGTGACGACGCTGACCGCGGTCGCGGTCCTGGATAAAGAAGCGCCCGCTGCGCGGCAGCAGATAATCAGACAGTTCTTTCCAGTGCGGATACCAAGTTGCGCGCTCGGTCTTTAACTGCCCCCAGCGCGTGTACAGCTTGTCACGCGTGGGTGACTTAGGATTGCTCTGTGCGTCGCTGGTGAACTCTGACATGTTATGCGCCCAAGAGAGTGTTTCTGCCCAGGTTGAGCGAACCCATGTCCACGCCCGACGGTCCGGTCAACATTGTGCTTCCACCGCCGCCTTGTCCCTGCTGCTGGTTTTGCGCAAGCAGGCCAGCAACATCGGCCTTCTTTGCGTTGGCCTTATTGTTGGCAATGTCGGACTGCTTCTTCTGCTCTTCGGCTGCAAGCTTTGCTTCTTTTTGCGCTTTCTGTTGCATGTCGGCCATGCGCTCGCCGTTATAGATCGAATAACCTGTGCCGATTGCTGCAACGGTTACTGCGGTGATTGCGAATGACATGTCAGTTCCCTTTCAATAGCTTGTGCTGCCCGTTGTAAGGCAGCCCTTCGTAATTCGCCACAACCAGCCTGGCTTCTGCTTCCTCGACCGTCTTGGCATCGGTCGCATGCGCTGTGACCCAGACCGTATCCTCATGCGCAAAGGCCACATGCTTGGTGCCTGGCTTCATCACTCGGATCGTTGGACCCTTGATGCGCACGTTGCCGTGTTCTGACATGACGGTAATGTCGCCCGACACGATCATGCTGATGTGCTCATGCAGGTGGACAGCACCGGTTCCAGTCGTTCCCGCCGGGATGAACAGCTCTCGCATGTACAGCCCATTGGCAAAGTAATGTTTGACCTCCAGCTCAACCTGCGGCATCGCCTTGCAGGCCAGCTCAAACTGCTCGATTCGCTCGCGCACCTCTGCTGGAGTCGCATCCTTGATCGCTTGGAAGGCTAACTGCACCTCGTTTGTGGCGATACTATTGTCCGGCTGGTCGCTCACGCGTACCTCATCGCATGTGTTCGTAGGGGTCATAGGCTTGTGGTTTTGCGGGTTGACGGAACTGGTCGATCCATTCCTTCTTGGCGACCGGCTGGGCAAAGGTGAGCGCCAGGGCGTCACCCAGGTCGGGTGATGGCAGGCCGCGCTTCTTGATGTCGTCCTTGGGCTCGAGCTGTAGCCGGCCTGCGCTGTCGAACCAGTAGACCGGGGCAGCCAGGTCCTGCTTGAGATCGACGATGTTGGGGATCGCACCACCCAGCTTGATCCACTCACGCAGCTCGAACCACATCTCGGCGCGCTTGTTCAGGTACTGCGGTTGCGTGGCGCGGCCACCAAAGTGGACCTCGACCACATCGTAGCCAAGCTGGCGCAGGCGATCGATGACGCCTGACCCGTTGCCGGCGTCGATGAAGGTGGCATCGGGCTTCCATTCATCGATCTTGGCTGCCACGCGTGAAGCCAGGTCCATGTTGTCAATGCCGCGGAAGACCTGCGGGTCGAACGAAGCCAGGCCCTGACGGGCAAAGATCACGCTGCGATCGTCGCCAAATCGAGCAGGGTCCACGCCCAGGATGCGCGCTGCATGCGACACATCTTTCTCGGTCACGACACGCTGCGCTGCCATCTCAACGTCGGACAGGCTGATGAGCTGGTCATCGCCCGCGGCGCTGAAGTCGCACAGATACTCGCGTGCGAACGATGTCTCGGCCATGTCGCGGCGCAGTCGCTCGACCTCGACCGGGTCGATCGAGTTGGTGTCGTACACCGTGTACTTGGCGCTGTGCCAGTCAGGCAGGCTGCCGGCTTTGAAATACAGCTCGGAGAACAGGTTCACTCCCTGGGGCGTGCCGATGAACAGTGCCCAGCCCTTGCGGTCGGAGAGCGCCGGCTGGAGCGTGTCGTTCCACACCTCCGGCTTGATCTGGGCCACCTCGTCGATGACGCAGCCGTCCAGGCGCACGCCTCGCATGGCGTCGGGGTTATCCGCGCCGAAGATCCTGATCACTGCGCCGTTGTGCTTGAACGTGACCGACAGCTCGGACTCATTCACCTCGCAGGCACCGTGCTGTCGCAGTGGTTCGACGCGGGCTTTCAGTCGCGCCCAGGCGATCGCCTTGGCTTGCTTGAGGAATGGAGCGACGTAGAAAAACAGTCCCAGGTCCTGCTTGAACAGCAGCGCGCAGTCGAGCAGCTCCATGATGGCCAACTCGGTTTTGCCGGCGCGTCGGTGCAGGGCCAGTACGGTGAATCGTTTGCGTTGCCGGTGACACTGGCGCTGCCAGTCGCGTGGGAAATAGCCCAGGCTGACATGCTTGCTACCCGCGCTCAATGCCGGTGCTCACGGTCAGGTTGATATTGCCCGACTGCTCGAGCCGATCGGTGAACAGCTTCAGGTGCTTGCCCAGCAGCTCATTGGCGCGCAACGCATTGCCGTTGTCGTCCATGTCCTCGGCCTTCTGTGCCAGGCGCTTGATGTTGGCCAGCACTTCTTCCGCGGTAATGGTTGCCTTTTCGGCACGCTTATTCATCCCAGCCTGGACTGCTGCTCTGACTCCAGTTTTCCCTAGCAGCTCAGATCCAATCTTGTCTGCATTCTTGGCACTGTAGCCTGCACGAATGGCCGCCTGGGTTGCATTCAGGTCGATCAGGTACTCGCGCACGAACATGTCCTGCTTTGGCGTCAGCGGTCGTTTAATTGTGTTTGATTCCACATCGACAAGTTCAAACTTCGCCATCGTCGTCCTCGACAATCAAAGTTTTGAAACCGAACGGGGTCTGTGCTCTGCGCTGGTACTGACAGATCGATGCGATGGTCTGCTTGGAAACGTAGTACATCTTGGCGAGCTGGAGGTATGACAGGCCGTGGTCTTCGTGCAAGTCGCGAATGCGATCGACTTGTTCGTCGCTCAAACGGGCGGCCTGGTGTGATTCACCGATGCGCCTGCCGTTTTCGTTGACGACGTAGATCCGCTTCATGCCAGAGCCGTGTTGTGAAATCGTCGTCATGATACTGTTTTCTCAACATGTGGTTGAATCAAAACCCGAATCAAGCCGCCCTTCTGTACGGCTCCCCATTCCAGGTGCAGGCTCCTGATCAAGCTGTCGTCTTGCCACACCCCGGCCTTGGTCAACGAATCGGCCACGACCTTCCATGCATTGTCCATGTCGCGCTTTCGCTTGTCCGGCGGGAACAGCTCGCAGTGAACTTTTATCGGCATATCCAGGTTGACGACCTTGCCCTGTTCCCGGACCCGCCAAGCAACCTCGTTGTAGTACCCCTTGGCCGTGGCAGTCAGGTAATGCTTGCCCCCGGCATGCTTCCACATGTGATTGCCAGAAGGTGGATACGGCATTGTCAGATTGATCATGCTTCCCTTTCGTTTGCTTCGAATCAGACCCCGTATCACTACCCGTATCATCTATATAGATGATGATACGGTGATACGATGGTCGTATCATGTCGTATCAATAACACTGATACGCAAAAACCCAGTATTCATGCGGGTTTTCAGGCATCGTATCAACTCGTATCACACCCTCTGATACTTATCAAAATGGCACCGTATCATGGTTATTGATACAGCAACTTTCCTAGTTGTCGCCGCGTTTCCACTTTGGTTTGTCCAGCTCGAGCAGCTTGTGCCCGGTCATCGACAGCGCCCCGATCGACTTCTCGGTGAGCTTGTAGCCCTGCCCTTCCTTCTCGAGTAAGCCGCGCTCTGCGCACTTGGCCACCGCCCGCTGGGCCGTTGGCTTGGTACAGTTCAGCGCATCTTTCAACTGCGCCAGCGGCACCCAGCCGCGCTGGATGATCTCGACCACCGACTTGGCGCTGATGCCCTCGCCTGCTGAATTGGTGCCGACCTTGAAGTCGAGCGCGTCTTCCTGCGGTGCAAGGATGGCGCTGTTCATTGGCTTGCCCTCGATCTCACCCAGGTCAACCATGGTCAGCCGGAATGTCAGCTCCGGCGGCAGCTCGGCGTCCTTCATCTTGGTCGGGATGAATTGCAGGACCGGCCCTTCCTTGACTACCTGGTACTCGGAATCAAGCGCCGCCTTGAGCGAGCTGGAGCCACGCGCCCGGTCCATGCCGTGGCCGCTGTGGTGTGCCGTCATCACGTTGCAGCCGAACGGGCCGCGGATGAACGTGTCGATGTGACTGATGAACTTTCCCATATCCTCTGTGGAATTCTCATCACCCTCGCCAAAGTTTCGCGCCAAGGTATCGATCACCACGATCGCTGGCAGGACGCCATGAACCTCGCTCATTTCCTTGACCGTCTCATACAGATCGCGGGCTGCGTCCTCGCTGTAGATGCTGATCGCCCGCTGAGACTTGTAGATGCCAGCGCCCTTGAGACTGACGCCGTGATGCTTTTGCCAGGCTGCGAATCGCCTGGCCATGCCGTTGTGACCCTCGCCTGCGATGTAGAACACCGGGCCCTGCTGCACCGGCCTGCCATGCCAGGGCGTACCGGTCGCCACGCAGCAGGCGATGTCCACCAGGATGAATGACTTGCCCGACGATGGCGGCGAGAAGATCAGGGACAGGGAATCCTTCTCGATGTAGTCCTCGACCAGCCAGTCGATCGGTTTGAGGTTGTCAATCAGGTCGCCAACGTCAACGAATAGCGCCGGTTTTTTCTCCACGGCAAGAGAAATATCGTTGCCCGGCGACAACTCAAACGCATCTACCGCTTCAGCCTCGATGTCGGCCACGGTCGCGCCAGCGTCAATCCAGTCTGACAAATCTTTGCCTGACGCTGGGCTGGATACTCTGACGCTCTTTGCCTTGCCTTGCAGAGTGCTGATCACCCATTCCGCGTGCCGAATGCCGGGGTCGTCCTGGTCAGGAATCACCACGACATCAGCACCCATCAGAATTTTCCCGAACTCCGGCAGCCACTTATTGCCGGTGCCGTTGTCGGCCCCCATCGCATTGCAGGTGGCCACTAGGCCCAGTGCTCGAGCTGCTTCAACGTCCTTCTCGCCCTCGCAGATGTAGACCGTGCGGCCTTCTGCGACTGCGGCAAGAACTTCGGGCAGCCTGTAGAGCGTGCGCTGCACGCCCTTGATCGACCAGGTCCAGCCGCCGGCACCATTGGGCGCGCGCTGCCTGAAGTCTTTCGGCTCGTATCGCACGGCCTGGTAGAGCAGCTCGCCGTCCTCACTGACGTAATCGTAGGTCGCCGAGATCTGGCCCTTACCGGCACCCAGGCTGATCTGTACAAGCGGCGGCGGCAGAGCGTCGGGTGTAACTTTTGCAGAAGACCACAGGCCGAGTGCTTTTAATTCCGCAATCACCAGAGCCTGTTCGCAGCCCGCGTGGCAATGGACTAGCAGCTTGCCGTCCTGCTTCTCTGTGATCGAAAGTGAGGCGCGCTTGTCGTCGTGAGCCGGGCACCGGCACGACCAGTTGTCGCCTGATTTAGATGCGCCCCCCAAATGACGGGCAATATTTTCTGCGAACTGATGCATCCCCTATCCCATTGTTGTTTTTTTGCCCTGTCCATGAAGATGCCAGCACCGATATTCGGGACAGGGGAGTCGATGAAAACCTCGTTAGCTAGACAAGGTCATCGGTGCTGGCGTTGTGATTATCTCACCGTGATACTTTCCTCGCATCAACCAATCACCGACAAACCAGAAAGTTGTTTTGCATCAATGAGTACACCGCGGTCTTTGCCAGCGGAAATCACTTGCTTCCACCACTTCTGCGGAATGCGCCCGCCCGTGCCACCTAACGCGGTCGGCGTACACCAGCGCGACACCGCTGATGGACTCACACCCACCAGCCTGGCAACGCTTCGACAGCCCCCCAACTGCATAACAATGTTGGTTGCGGGTTGCGCATCATGTTTAGACATTCTCATCACTTTCCTCAAAAAGTTACTTCCGGTCACTTATTTAATAAAATCGTTTTATTTTTCAACTCGTTGTCGCGCATAAAAATGATTATAACGGTCGTTGACTCCATGTTGCGTTTGCCTCAATATGTAATTGGAAATGCCAACTCAACAACACAGGGTGAAATTATCAACAAGGCGTGGTTCAAAGAACAGCTTGTTCGACATAAGGTTTCTCAGCGAGCACTGGCCAAGCGCATCGGCGTAGACCCTGCTGCGATCTCTTACATGCTATCGGGCACCCGGCGCATGAGCATGGACGAAGCCAAAGCCATCGCCGATGTTCTGCTGGTGCCGGTGACTGAGGTCATGCGCCAGGCTGGAATTGAAGTGCTCGACGATGTGCGCAAGGTGCCTATCGCGGGATACATCGGCCAAGGGTCGGTGGTCACACTGCTGCCAAAAGGCACGCATGACAGCGCCATTGCACCGCCAGATGTCCCTGTTGGCAGCTTTGCGCTGCAAGTTCGCCTGGTACAAACAACCTTCGATGGGTGGCTCTACTACGTCTCAGGCCAGCAGCAGGCACCGGAGCAAGTACTCGATCGCCTGTGCATCATTGCGTTAGACGATGGCCGGCTG